TTATAGTAAAGGGATTTGCCGAAGAACCATCAAGAGGATTGATGGGGACTGTACAGGATGCACAGGTATGGTTTTCCCTTAAAATTCAAACAAAAGACAATCGTTATAAAATTGACATATATCAAATAAAAGGTCATTATCCCGGAGGTGTTGTAAATAACATATACACAAATCCAATGGATTGGCCAGCAGAACAACTGACTTATGAGGCATGTTTTAAACCCAATGGTAAAATGAAAACAGCAAGAGAGGGGTTTTATCGTCGAGCTATCATAGACTGCTGCAATCGCTTACTAATTCAGATTCATAAAGATATTCATAACAATTTAACCGCCAATTCTGATAACGATACAGAAGATTGGTAACCCACCCTCCCCACTCCCGCCCCGACTTCTGCCGGGGCGTTTTTACCCAAAGTGTAGAATAATTCACTACCTTTGCGCGTTATTTGCACGGAAAATGTTATATTTGTAACAAAGAACCACTACTATGCTTGAAACTATTTGGAACTGGATCATGGAAAACTACCCCGGCATATTTGCTATGCTGGTGGTTGCAGCTGTTGTATGGACAGTTAGTCGTTGGTATTTTAAGTTTGAGGCAAGAGTAAAAGCATGTGAGGCTCACGAGCCGGCTATTGAGGAGATAAGAAACGACGTGAAAACCTTGCGAAAGGATATTGACAGCGTTAAAATGGATGTGAAGAGCATCAAAGATTATTTGGTAACAAAAGATCAAAAAGCAATAAACGTTTTAGCGATGAAAAATAGTCCGATGGTTCTCAATGAGAACGGAAAGCAGATATACGACATTATAGTAGGTGATAAATTCCTTACTGATAATAAGACGCTTTTATTTGAGCATATCGATAGTAAAAAACCTCGCACTCCGCTGGACGTAGAGATTGCAGCCAAAGAGGTGCTTATTGACCTCTTGAGTAGCCCCATATTTGATGGAATTAAAAACATAGTATACAATTATCCATCGATTCAAATTAAACAAGAGGGCAAAGACATCGATTATGCTATTTCCATATCAGATGTATGCTTCGTGTTAAGTATTCCTTTGCGCGATATGTATCTGGAAGCGCACCCGGAAATAAACACGAAGGATAACGATAACAAATAGCGATAACACCGAACACCCATCGACCCCGGGCCACGAGCTCGGGGATTTTTTGTACATATTGAACAATAAATCGCCTTGAAGCAGGCTTTTCCCCTAAGAAAAACACAAACTTTTTGAACAATTCACCCCATCAATCCCCTGACCACAAAAAAAATCTGAAAATTTTTCGTCAAACTCTTGCATAATGTGCCGAGAGTTGGCTCCTTTGCATCGTAAGCCTGTGATGAAGCAGGCCACGGACAAGAAAAGCGGCAATAACCGCGAATCTTAACGACGAAAGGACACGTTGTTGGTAGTAGTTCTTGGAAGGGTCTGTGGCTATTCATCCGGCCGCAGACCCTTTTTTCTATGGCAAAGAGAACGGAAGGAATCAAGACGACAACCGGCAACAAGCCCACCCGTAAAGTGGGCCGCCCTCGTGCATATACCCCCGAAGCTCTTGAAGCCAAGTTCGAAGAGTATGTCGAATGGGTGAAAGCGAATCCGCGATACAGCAACAAGGTATTGGCCGACGGCTCTGTTATTCCCGTACCTTACGAACGACCGCTGACACTTGTAGGATTCTGCGTGTTCGCGGAGATTGTAGAGAATACTTTCCGGGAATACGAAAAGCAGGATGAATTTTTGAGCGTGTGTGCACGCGTGCGCGCGCGAATCGAATCCGATCAGCTGGAGGGTGCTATGTGTGAGCAGTACAACCCGACGATTGCGTCGCGTGTTCTGCATCTTGCCGACCGCCAGGACGTGACAACCAACGGCAAGGAGATAACGGCCGCAACACAGCCTATTTCCGTGGTCCTCGATCCCGAAGCTGCCAAGATCATCCAGTCCATAGGCAAAATGACAGTAAAGGAATGACGCCCGATCCCGTAACATACAGAGGCAAGACCTACAAAGTCAAAATGTACCTCTACCAGCTATACGACGGGAGCGGCGCCGTCGTCCGTATCTTCGACGAGGGAAGTTCCCGATCCGGAAAAACTTTCGACACGGCGGACTTTCTGTATGACATCTGCGCATCATCGTCCGTACCTCTTAAAATATACTGTTATCGGGCCACGCTTCAAGATTGCAAGGAAAAGACGCTGGACGACTTCCGCAAGAAGCTGCAACTACGCGGCGTATACGATCCCGATTGTATGCGTGGCGAAAACATTCTCCCTGAATATCGCATCAAGGATAGCGTGATTCGTTTCCGGGGTCTCGACAAAATGGATGTCAAAGAGGGCCACGACTGCGACATTGTATATTTCAACGAGATGCTCGACGGTGTAAGCCGTGCGCAATTCGACAATATCACCATGCGCTGCACGCGGATGGTCATCGGTGACTGGAATCCAAAATACACGGAGCATTGGGCGTTCCATATGGAGGGTGCCCCGGATACTATTTTCACGCACACGACGTACAAGGATAATCCCTTCTGTCCGGCGGGAGTTCGCCGCACAATCGAAGGATACGAACCCACACCCGAGAATATAGCCGCCGGAACTGCTGACGAATGGCGCTGGAAAGTATACGGCCTCGGAGTACGTGCCGCGCAGGAGGGGCTTATATTCCCCGACATCGACTGGATCGACGAATTCCCCGAAGACATCGAACGCGTTGTATTGGGCCTCGACTTCGGATTCACAGCAGACCCCACAGCCTGCGTACGTGTCGGATTCCGTGTCCCGAACCATCTTTATTTGCAGGAGCTGATATATCAGCCTATCGCCGACGCTTCGAAATTGTATGCAGCGCTTTCGCCGCACTTCACAAACGGAGTATCCCGATGCTATGCAGATAGCGCCGACAAATATGCCAAATCCCCCGAAAGCATGATAACCGCAATGCGCATTAAAGGGCTTACGGTCATCCCCGTGCGGAAATACCCGGGGTCTGTCATGGACGGCATCACGGTCATGAAAGGATGCAAGATACACTGCGTGCGTTCGCGCAACATGCAGATAGAAGCAAACTCGTACGTGTGGGAGACGGTGAACGGCATCGCCATAAACTACCCGCACGACAAATTCAACCATCTATGGGACGCTTCCATATATGCCGTTCAGTCTGAATTCAAGAACCTTATTCAAATAGCTGCATAATGAATCTATTCGGCTACGAAATACGCAGGAAAAGCAATAATACAGCCTCAAATTTGCCGGCATCGACATTGAGCTACATCGGCGTACCTCCGGTATTTCAGGGATCAACTGAAACCGTGGGAACGATAGACACCAGGGGCAAAGCGGGACAAGCCAAAGCATACGCACTTTGCTCGCCGCTGATGTCTGTGATCTCGAAGAAATGCGCGGCAATTAAGAACCTACGTCTTGCAGCCACCACGGAAGACGGTGAAGATATCGAACGACCGGACGCCGTGCGGACTATATCGCACCCTAATAGCGTGCAAGGCATCGCGGACTTCGTGGCATACATCGAGGCCATGACGCAGATTTTCGGCAAAGCCTATATCGTACGCATGGAATCGGTGGGGTTTCCGGAAGCTTTCGAGTTGTTCGTTGTCCCCAATCTTTGCGTCACGGAAAATGCCGCAATATCTACGGCGTTATCGTTCATGCCCGATGCGGACATCGTAGATTACACGGTGACCATTTGCGGGTCTTCGATGAAGATAGCCAAAGAAGATATGTTCATCGTGAGGGATGCCTCTTATGATCTCAATGCTTGCGGCGGCAACATCTCCCGAATGGTATCATTACAGAAGCCGGTGAATACTTTCGTGGCATCCTACGAAGCGGTGCATGAATTGATGATCAACCGCGGTATGCTGGCTATTATCTCGCTGACATCCGGAAGCGGCGATATTATCCGGGATTCTCGGCTGCCGGAAACGGAATCGGAGAAGAAAAACATACAACAGGCATTCAGAAAGTACGGCATCCGGGCCGATCAATTCAAATACGCGATCACGTCCATGAATGCTGCCGTAAGTCCGGTATCGTCAACGATTACCGATCTGGGACTGACAGACGTGCAGAAAGCCTGCAAGAAAGAAATCGCGGACATCTACCAAGTGCCGAGCGTGCTGCTCGACGTAGAGGGTTCAACGTACGCCAACGCCAAAGAAGCGAAAACGATATTGTATAACGACGCGATAATCCCCGAGGCAAATAATATATTCTCCGTGCTCAACAAGATATATGGCTTTGAGGATTTTAAGGTGATGCCCTACTACGATCATCTTGAACTCTTCCAAGAATCTAAGCGCGAACAGGCGGCGGGCATGACCAATCTCGTGAATGCCCTGAATAACGCCGTGTCCGGCGGTCTGATGACCACGGAGCAAGCTAAAACAGAACTTTTGAAATATATCGTATAATATGAACTTATCTCAGCAAATAGAAGCACGCCGGGCGGCAATGGGCAATGCCTGCCGCAAAGAGTTCGCCGTTACAAAAGCGGACATTGCGAACGAAGACGAGCATATTATCCTCGTGAAGTTCGCTAATTTCGGGAACAAGGACAGCGCGGGCGATATTCTTATCAAAGGATGCTTCGCCAAGTCCATCAACGACAGGGGCCCGGGATCGGCCACAAACCGCAAAATCGCGTTTGTGTGGCAACATGATTTCGCCGACCCTATCGGCCGGATACTGTCTATCGAAGAGCGCGAAGACGGCGCATATGCAGAAGTTAAGCTGAGCAACTTCGACGCGGTGCCAAATGCAAAGCGGGCGTGGTTCCAGCTCAAAGACGGCGATATTAATCAGTTCTCGTTCGGCTTCAACTACGTGTGGGACAAAATGGAATATGACGAAGCCCTCGACGCGTTCATCGTTAAGGAAGTCGTGTTGCATGAAATATCCGTCGTCACCGCCGGAGCCAATGAGGAAACGGCATTCGTCGGCGCTGTGAAGAGTTTACCGGACGCCATCAAGGTTATGAGCGATGCTCTCAATGCGGCGTCATTGGAGGAGAAAATGAAGATCAAAAAGCAAATCATCGAGACATTGAACGCAGCCGAGCCGGAGAAACCACTCACTGAGAACATGTTCGGGAAAATAGGTTCACATATCAATTAACCAAAAAACACAAATAAGAATGGAGATTAAATCATTTGTGCTTCCCGCTGGCGTAGAGTTCAGCGAGAATGAGAAAAAGGGCCTGAACGCGCTCGGAGATTATATCAAAGGGCAGTTCGAGGAGATGGTCGCAGGCATCAAGTCTCAGAACGAGATCATCGAGGCTGTCAAGGCGGAGTTCGGAAAACTCGGACTGTCGCCGGAGAAGATCGAAAAACTGGAGGGCGCGCTTAAAGCCCAGGGCGTCGAGATCGCCACGATGAAGAAAGGCGCCCCCAAGCAGGAGGGACACAAAACGCTGGTCGCCGCGATGGAAGAGGTGCTGAAATCGGAAGAGTTCGCCGCCGCATATAAGGATATGCGGAACGGACGGGGGAGACTCTCGACGGGCGAGTTCGCGCTCAAACTCGACACGTCGGCCGTGACGAACGAAGACCCCAACCGCACCGTGCTGACGACGAAGATTTACGCAGACGCCAGCCCCCGCAATGCGTTCGTGCAACTCTTCACGCGCATCAATGTGCCCGACGACAAGAACCGCATCATGTACAACGATGCTTCCTACACCGACGGCACCGGGTATGCAGAGGAGATGACCAAGCACACCAATACCGACACCGCCACGCTTCAGGGCAAATACCGCGAGCTGTCGAAACTGGGGGCCGTGCTGCCGTTCTCGGCTGAAAGCGCTGAGGATTTCGGATACTTCCTCGCGTGGGCTCAGACCAAAGCCCAGGAGGGCATCGCCGCCAAACTCGATTCTCTGCTGTGGGACGGTGACGGCGTGGATGCCTCCAAGCCCAAACACATCTACGGACTGAAAACATCCGGCGTTACGGCATTCAATGCAACGACGGCGGGTGTGGCAGCCAGCGTGTCGGCGCCGAACATCGCCGACCTGATCCTCGCTATGAAAACGCAGGCAAAGGTCGAGACCAACGATTCGATGGCTCCGAATTACGTGCTGATGAACTACGCCACCGAGTTCAAGATGCGCACGCTGAAGAACACCCTCGGCGACTACATCACGGTGCTGCCCAATGGGGCCTTGTCGGTGCACGGCATGACGATTATCCCGACCCCGAAACTCTCGGCCTCGGAGCTCGTCGTGCTCGATTCCACGACGCTCCAACTGCACGACAAGCGCAATATCACTATGGAGATCGAGCGCGTTCCGGAGACGGATTCGTATCGTCTGTGGCTGTGGTATCGCGGACAGGCCCTCGTTACGCGGCCGGATATGAAGGCGAATATCTATGTCGCCGACATCAACACCGCTCTGGCAGCCATCGAGAAAGCAACAGCAGGACCGACCGAGTAACCCATGAAAGCGAAAGATGAAGCAGCTATGACACGCGCCCCCGTTAGGCGCGGTCGTCGCGCCCTTAAAGCCAACGTCCTGCGCGTCGAAGTCATTAGAGCGCATGACGGGATCAACAAGGGCGAAATACTCATCAAATCGCGGGCAACTGCGGAAATGATGATTGCCAAAGGGTTCTATAAAAAGGCCCTGGAGGAGTAACCGGATAGGGGCGGCAACACGCCGCCCCTTCTTCAAACAAAATAACATGATCTTAGACGAGCGATATTTCACCTATCCCGAGACATATATTGCGGGAATAGAGACCAAGAGCGACGGTAAACCCGCCGGACCTGCCCCCAAAATCATAAGCGACATCCAGGCATATATCGCCAAATACGAACCTCGGTTTCTGCGAATGCTTCTGGGGCCGGATGTCGCCGGCAATATTGAGGATTACCCAGCTATTGTGGCGCTGCTGGCCCAACCGGACGAGGGAACATCCGTAATTGCCAAGTATATCTATTTCTACTATTCGCGCGACCATATGACATTCAACACCGTTGCCGGGGAAAAGCTGAAGAACACCGAAAGCAGCACCCGAACATCTCCGACACATCGGCTCGTCCGCGTGTGGAACGATATGGTAGACGAATGCCGAGAGATCATCCGCATCGTCGATGATGTGGAGCTGTGCCCGGACTTTGACGCGGAGATATTCGAACCGATCAATACTCACAACATATGAAGATAACCCCCAAAGATACGGTTAGTGATGTTGTGATGCGCAACCGTGCATTATTCAGCATGGGTACCGAACGTATCGTAAAAGCCATCCAAGACCTTCCGGAGCCGGAATTCGTGCCTATGAAACGCCGAATGTGGCTCGACAAACGGCTGCCCGTGCGTGACATTGCCGGGATCACGATGGGCGAACTGAACGCCATAGAAGCCCGGAAACCGTCGTACGAATATTTTTGCATCGTGCTCGGTGTGATGCTCGGGCTCACGAAATTCAACCGCATAGGCGTTGACGGCAATCCGGATTGGAACGCGGGGTTCAGCATAGACGAGGAGCAAATCGGACGCCTCCGGTTCATCCGTGCCCAGCGCTATTTCATTGCCATACAGAAAGGGTTGGAAGGTATCGGCAAGTCGTGGAAGAAGCTGGAAATGCCCCTCACGGCCGCCGAGATGAAAGCGCGTGTCAAGCGACCCAATCGCGGACTTGTCGCCGTATGCCGGAAATACTGCCAGATCATGAACGGCGCCGTTGACATGAATAAAGCATGGAATACGCCGTGGGCGACAGTATACGAAGCATTCGAGGCATGCAAGTGCGACAACATGGAACAGCGAGCCATCTATGAAGCGAACAAATCTAACGGGAGACGGAGACGATGAAAAAAAGCATTAACGAGATATTCAGAGAATGCGCCGAGGCGGAGGGACTGACCTATATGTACGCCCGAATTTCCGAAGCTAATTACTTGATTGATGACATTAAGCAGTTCCCCATATTACTACGTCAGTTCAACGAGACTATTTCCGAAACACGGATGTCGGACACGCGACGCCGGACGACAACGCTCTATTTCTGCGACACCCTCGGGAAAGCGGAGCCGGACACGGAAACTGAGGTGCTGCCGGTTGTCGAAAAGATGGAAGAACGAGCATTCGCATTCATCGACCGACTACGATCGATGGGAATAGAGGTCAAACTTGTATCTGACGCAACACCATTGTACGACAATAGATTTGATGCGTTGGTCGCAGGTGTAACCTTACGCGCAACTATGACCTATAACATCTGCTGATATGCCCACCATCCGGCAAATAGAAGAGGTGTTCAGCCCCGAGCGGATTATCACCATCTGCGAAGACGAGTTCGGTCCGCTGGCCGAACAGATCGCCTTTAACATAATGACCAAAAGGACCAACAGCGGCGCAGATGTCAACGCTTTGGGGCTTCCGGAGGAAACGACCGGAGCGACGGCCGAAAGCCTTAAAACCATCCATGAATCTACGAACGGCGGACTTACGGTCTCATTTGTCGGACGCAAAGGCATCAAGAATATCGACGAGGGAAGTTCCCCGCAAGACGTGCAGGAGGAGTTCGGCAGTTTCGGGGCCTTTCTGAATGCCATCGAGCGGTGGGCGCGAGCCAAAGAATCGCGGTGGAATCTCGAACCAAGATCGATAAATGCGTATGGCGTTGCTTCGAGCGTCTGGGAGCATGGAAACGTACTCCATCAGGAGGGCGGCGGAACGGAGATCATGAAAGACCTGCTGCCCGAAGTTGTCGAAAGAATCAGCGAAAGAATCACGGAGGAGCTCGACACCTCCATTTATAAACTATTAGATGCGACGATAGACCTATGAAAACTATTTGGGGAGGAGATAATTCAATAACGGTACCTAATACCTTTTTCTGCACCAAAAGCCGATACGCATACGTCAAGGTGGCATTAGAAGAGGCTGTGCGCAATCAAGATGTAACCCTCGAAGTTTACTACGTGGGCAATTCTGTTAATAATATCGTCAATGGCTCCCATGCCAATTGGGTTGCGGCAAAATTAAATGCTTCGGGTTTCGACGCAGTCAATAGCATGATCTATATCGACCACACATTAATACGAGGGAAACAGATCACTTATAGAGTAGAACTGAAAGGAGAGGCTGCGGAAGCTACGCAACTGGGATTTGAAATCAAAGTGCATTTCACGGATAACACGGATCAATGGATTGCACGATACTCGACAGGCGATATCCCGGAGCGGGGGACCTTTGAGAAAGCATATACTTTCAGTTCACAGATTCAAGATAAAGAGATCGAATATGCGCGAATGTATCCGGTATTCAGATCATTGAGTGGGGGCGAAGTGTCCGGAAAACTTTATATGCGACATGAATTTGTCGGCGTGGGGAATGTATTGCCCTCTACATGGTACCCATCTGTCGCAGATCAAGAGGTGAAAAAAATAACCATTGCCCGCAAAACCGATGATCGGGGCGTCGCAATATTCCCCATCGGCGCGGTGTGCGAGTCTTTGGTAAAGGAGTACGGCGAAGGTATTGTCGTGATGTTCAACGCCTCCTATCCGGGCGGAGGTGTCGGATACTCGTCGCGTCCGATTGTCGGATATGCCGACTACGAAATCAAGGCCCTCAATGTGGAAGCCAAAGGCGACACGAACGCCACCAACTACCCGACGGCGAAAAAGATAGTCATATATCCTTATGGAATGTTTCGTCAAACCGTATTCGTCCCGGCGTCCAATGCCGTTACATTGAGTGATTCCGAACGGCAATTAACATTCGCCCAAGAGATTGGGCCTTATATTGAATTCGACCCTGTGCCTGTAGAAGATTTGGATTATACGCCGACAGCTTTGATAGCTTCTATACTATATGACGCAGGGGACGAGATGTCTATATCTATTCCCGTAAAAGTTGACCTGTGCACAAGCGGCGTATTCCTCAAATGGATCGACAAATCGGGTATTCCGTATGTATACCGATGGACCCCCGAGATGACGACCGACGAAATGTCCGTAGATTCCACCTATACGCAACTCGATGAAACCCTCCAGCCTTTCGAGGTTCAGAACAAGACCATGACCAAGCGATACACCTTGCACAGTCGAATCGTCGAGCGGGATATATACGAGATGTGCAAAACCATCATCGGAAGCCAGGCGGTGTGGATGTGGGATACTACCCTTTCCGATTGGGTGCGCTGCTCTATGGAGGACAGCGAGGCCGAAGACAGCGGAGCACCGATGCAAGACCTGGTTATTGAAGTCGTAAAACGCGAGTACAACCTATGACGACCTACGAACTTTATATCAACGATATTCTGTGCGACCTGTCGAGTGACGAGGTCATAACCCTGCTTTATCAGAGTCCGATCTTTTCGAGCCTCGACAGCATTCAGTCGAACCGGTCCTATAACATCGCGCTGCCTCCCACGCCTGCGAATATGCGGGCTATCGGCCAGGCAGCCCGCCCGGATGTGGATGCCGACGCTCCCTATGTGCGCCTTCCGGCGGCATTGTATCAAGACGGGGTGCCGCTGTTCACGCAGGGGTTCGCCGTGGTTACGGATATTGCGGACGCTATCAACGTGACCCTCACGTGGGGCAACGCGGACAATTTCCAGCCTTTGTTCGACGCGAATCTGCGGGATTTGGGGCCCCAGCTGGAGGCCGCCGGGGAGGATTACATCGAGTGGAACGAGGACTCGGCAATACTCAAAAAGGGATCGGCCCCGAGCGGCGGCGTGGTCAGCTATCCGAGTGTAGCCTTTTGGGGCATAGATTTCGGAATGGGGCTGTCCAATCCCAAATATCTGCACCCGGCTATTGATGTGTGGCGGATACTGTACAGCATCCAGCAGGCACACGGAATCACCATCGAGGATTACCGGAGGCTGTATGGAACCTTAGAGCTGCCGCCCATTGTGCCGCTGGTATCTAAGAATGGCGACCCTAAATATAATTTCGCCCTAAAAACAGGAAGCCTTCATTTAGATGTGAATACCATATCGGGTTCCGTGGGCCTACCAAACACGATATGGGCCAATAAAGGGTACAGCGGCAATGACGTTGACCAAGCAGGTATCTATAAAACCGAGAACAACAGAATGGTTATAGACGTCTCGGACGTGAATAGCATTCGGTTCGTGTTTACAGGCGGGGGCGTTAGGGATGGTGCTATCGCCGGGAATAACCCGCGATTCCAAATTATGGCTGGCAAAGACAGCGATACGTTTGATAACTATGTCGTTATATATGATACTGAGGCTACATATACGATGTCTGAAATAGATCAGATGTTTGACGTAACTGCATTCGATTATATAGCCATTCGAGTTACAAGATATGAATGGCAGTCCAATACTCAGTCTATAAATTCTATTGTAGGCAATATATACATATGGGGCGACTATGATATAGAGGTCATATTCCCAGGACCATTCCCCATCGCCCCCAACCTCCCCGACATATCCCAGGGCGATTTTATCCTCGCCATGATGAATATGCAGGGATTGTTCGCCTATGCGGACAAAGACAACCCGAACACGATAAAGTTGATAAGCATCGACGACATAATCGCCAATGTTCAGAAAAACGACATCATAGACTGGAGCGACCGGGTAATTCTGAATGATATTCACCGGGTGGATATACCCGATGCGTCGGTTTTCACCATTGATGACCTCGCGCAAAGCAATATTCTCGACTACGACAACGACGACGATGTAAAGACCGACACGCACGGCACCATCACGATCCGGAACGAAAACATCGAGAAAGAAGCGGAGCTTGTAGAGCTACCTTTCTCGGCATCGGAAAATGCGACGACAGGCGGTGTAAATTGCGCCGTTGTACCGATCTATGAGGATGACGGCAAAGGCGGTGCCAATTACTCGGAATGTTCGCCGCGCATCTTGGCATGGAAAGATGATCAGACATATAACAGTTCTGCCATCTGTACGGGGCGTTTCGACCCGTGGATGAAGTTCGGCGGCGATGGAGGTATCGTGAAGACCCGATACGCCTCCTATCAGAAAGTCGTTGACCGCCTCCGGATCATCACCGTCCGGGCAAAACTAACAGCTCTCGATCTCTATAACCTCGACTATACGAAGCCGGTATATATCGCCCAATTCGGGCAGATATTCGCCATCTACTCGGTCGAAACGGGAGAGGACGGCATTTGCGACTGCCAACTGCTGAAATTGAAAGTAGACGGGGTTGTGCCTGCCCACTACTACCTGTATTTGGACGGTGAGGACGCCGACCAAAGCCAGACCGACATAACATCTGCCGGAACAACTATTACGTATAGTGTTCAGTCGAACGGTACGCCCTATGTAGTTTCAAAAGACAGCCGTTTGACGGTGACGCTTCAAACTGCCGAAGACGGCACGATGTTGCTCACTATAAAAGTTCCTCAAAACACATCAGACGCAGGAATCAATTACGACCCCGTCATTCTTGGTATCAGCGAAGCCGACCATGTGCGCCGGGAAATAAGCATATCGCAGAAAGGCAAAGAATATTATTTGACGCTCAATGGACACAGCTCTGATTTCAGCATTGACGCCACCGCGGACGGGGAAGTGATCGAGCTGACCTGCGCGACGAACGGAACGCCCCGGATTCAGATGTTCGAGGGAGACGCCATCGATTCCGTGGACATACAGGGCGACATCATAAGCATTGCCACGATTCTCAACCCATCGGCAGTTTCGAGAGAGGCGATCGTCGTCGTGGAACTGGAGGAAGCCCCCGCCATAAGCATCACTGTAACCGTGAAGCAGGCCGCAGCTGTAATCCCTTCCATAGCGTTTAGCCCGAACTTGCCGTGGAGCTCGTCGGCTCAAACCGTGACCATTCTAAACAATGGGAATGTACCGCTCAGCATCGTCTCTGTGCCCTCTTTTATTAGCAACGCTGGGCTCCCGATCAGCCTTGCGCCGAGGGCCCAAACCACGCGCCGTATTAGTGCCAACAATACAGGGGTGCCGCGTTTGGGGACCATTTCTATGGAGTATTCGGATGCTTTGGGCCAAATAAAGACCTATAATGTGAGTGTTAAACAAAATGCTTAATTGCAACTATAAATATAATCGGATTATATTAACCATTTAACCCATATGAAGAGATATGGCACAGGACACTATCGACAAGATCATTAATATCCAGTTCAGATATTCGGATTTAATCAAAGGATGGGAGGCCGCCTCGGCGGCTATTGACACCGCAAAAGTCAAACTACAAGAGTTTAAGAAAGCAGGTGATTCCGAAGGCGTTGCCAAGCAAACCCAGATTATCAAAGCATTGCGGACCGAGATGTCGGCCTACACCCGGGAGATTCAGGCAAATATTCGAGAAGAAATCAACCTGGACGGAAGCGTTGAGAAACTCCGGGCGGGGGTTCAAGCCCTTACGGCTCAATACAACAAGCTAAGCCGTGAGGAGCGGAACAATGCAGATGTAGGCGGCAAATTGAGCTCTCAAATTCGTGAGATGCAGACCGAGTTGAACGAAGCAAACGCATCATTGTTGAACTTTCGGGATAATGTCGGGAACTATGCGAGCGCGGCTAAAGGTTTTACCCCGCTTACGTTCCAAGTACAGCAACTCGCCCGAGAGATGCCATCACTTACGATGTCATTTCAACAGTTCTTTCTGGCGATTTCAAACAACCTCCCGATGTTTGCGGACGAATTGACCCGAGCAAGGATGGCCAACAAAGCGCTGCGAGCGGAGGGCAAGCCGACAGTTTCGGTGTTCAAACAAGTGCTTTCGGCTATTGGTTCCTGGCAAACGGCATTGGTCGTGGGTATCACATTGCTGACGGCCTACGGGAAAGAGATTGGGGCGTGGGTGAAAGGTCTGTTTACGGCCAAAGAAGCGGCGCTCTCTATGGCCGAGGCACAAGATAAGGTGAATGACGCTTTGAAGAAAGACGGGTACGGCATCGGTGAACAAATCGCCAAAGTGAAAGAATTGCAAATGCAATGGAGGGCTTTAGGGGACGATCTAAAGGCGCGAAAGCAGTTCATTGTCGATAATAAAGACGCATTCGACGATCTCGGGGTACAGGTAAACAATGTTAATGATGCAGAGAAATTACTTGTTGAACGTACCGATGATTTCATTCAATCTTTGCAATTGAGGGCGCAGGCTGCTGCGGCGCAGAAATTAGCATCTGAGCAATATGAAAAATACATAAAAGTTGTCGCAGAAACGGAGGATGATCTTGCCAAATCGGAACGATTAAGAGATTATTATATAAAACAAAAAGCAGAACGAGAAAAGATGTATGGCGGCCTAACGGCCGATATATATCAACGCCAGATACGAGCTTCGCAGGCAATGATAAACCAGCATCAAGCTGAAATAGATAAAATAAACGAACAGCGAAATGCGGCATTGGATACAGGCAGTATTTATACAAAATTGCAAGCGAAATATGAAAAACAGGCCCATGAAATCCTTGACGCCGCAGGCATTGAGGAGGCCGCCAATGATAAAGTAGCTAATGGGGTAAAACGGATTCTTACTCTTGAGGAACTCCAAGCAAAAATGAGGGACAAGAACCTCAATAAATACACCAAATCCATAGCTGATTGGAGGGTATCATTGGGCAAAGAGGTAGCTAAAATTGAGTCTGATATAGACAAAGCTATGGAAGAATCCGATAAAAGCATAGTCGACAGCTTCAAAAAACAAGTGCAAAATGAAGAACTGAAATTCAAAAACCGGATCAATGAAGCCCGAATAGCGGGTGGCGATTTAGGTGCTGCCCGTGAGATGATTGAGATTTACAAAGAACAGCTTGCGCAAATTGACAAGTTGGAGGATGCGTATCGGGCGGCAGGTTATACGGACGAACAGATACAATCAAAGCGTATAGAAGCTCGAAAAGGCGTTCAGCAAGCAGAGCAAAATATTGCTGATATTCAACTTAGAACCACCCAGCAAGCATTGGGAGCCGCTTCGCAAGTAGCCGGAGGTTTTTCCGCAATGTTTGAAGCGCTGGGCGGAGAGGGCGAACGTTATGCGGAATTTTCGAAGGCTCTGGCAATATTCGAAGTTGCATTACAACAAGCACAAGCTATTGCGGGCGCTGTCGCCAATGCTGCCAAGTATTCCATTCCGTGGTTGCTTCCCGTTCAGATTGCAAGCAGCGTCGCCGCGGTAATTGCAGCCATTGCGCAAGCTACACAAGTCACAGATTCGGCACAAACGCCTAAATACGCCTCCGGCGGTCTTGTCACGGGTCCGGGCACCGGAACTTCGGACAGCATTCCCGCAATGTTATCCAACGGCGAAGCTGTGATGACGGCCCAGGCTGTCAACGACTGGGGCGCAATGCTCTCAGCCATGAACGTGGCAAGCGGCGGAAACGCCATCCAAGTATCGAATCTTCCCCAGCGCAACGACGGCATGAGAGGGATGAAAGCGATGATCCGTGAAGCTATGCTTGAAATGCCGGCGCCCATTGTTTCGGTGGTTGACATCAACAAGGGGCAGAAGCGGGTCAAGGTTCAAAACAGCCTCGGAAAATTAGGACGGAAAAAATACGAATAATTCTTGCACAATGTGCCGAAGGTTAGCACCTTTGACACGAACGCTTATGAGGATATAAGCCGCGGAATCATGTACGAAACGACACATACATATCGCCACCCTTTTCGTGGCCGCATCTGCCATAAGCGCGAAGTGCTTTGTCTAACTTAACACATCAAACTAATGGCAGTACAAACATGCACCACTACGCTCGGGCGGGACATTCTCAACGACTGCAACGAGCCCCACGCGAAAGGCGTGGAAAAGTTTTTCTATTTCATCTCCCGGGATGCTATCGACTGGGACAAATCCACGCGCGAGGACTTCATGATTACCAACTTGGTGGCTCTGACCGGCAAGCGGGGGTACAAGGTCCGGAACCCGTCGAATGAAACCCCGGCGATCACCATCACAGACCAAAACCCGAGCATCGACACCGCGTGGGACAAGGTTCTGCCCGTTACCCTCTTGGCCGACAGCCCGGAGAACGCCGCCGCCATAATGGGGCTCAAGCAGGACAAATACGTCTGCATTTACGAGAACATGGAGAAAGGCGACGCAGGTAAGCAAGCGTTTGTCGTCATCGGCTGGGAGCAGGGCGCAACCGGCGTAGACCTGAACATGGACAAGAGCGGGGACACCGGCGGCTGGACAGGCAACATTACCGAGACCGGAGCCCCGACGTCGCAACTGTTCTTCTACAAGACGGACTACGCAACGACGAAGGCGGCGCTCGAATCGCTGTGTTCGACAGCGGCCTAATCATGCAGACACAGGAATGGTATAGAGAGAGGGTTTCGGCCCCCTCTCTATCCGATGCCGACAAGGCTGCTATCAGAGCGGATTGGGAGGAGATCACGGGCAAGGATTTCACCGCATCATTCAACGCCCGATGCCCGAACTGTCATCACGATGCGGCAATACTAATTTTACGGACTATGAACAAGCAGGAAAACGGCGGATACATCCTTAAGAGGGGTATCGCTTTCAGATACAAAGGCAAAGTATATACCGCCGACAATATCACGGCTCCGGCGGCTGAATGGTATATCGCGCAAGACCTGAAACACCGCGACGATTTCGAAGCACTCGCAAAGGATTACGACGAGTACGAAACGGTATCTCCGAAACACAAAGAGGAATAAATATGGCCGATGACATTATTCGCCACGTCAACTGTGCCAGCGATTTCCGTATTGTATTCGCATTTTCAGACGGCAAGTTACCCGATTATCCGTGGCGTTTAGGACTTAAAACGCCCAACACACCGTCATATAACATGTATGTTGCCTCGTTCGACGGGACAACATACAACAACTGTTCGCCGCTCGACGATGAATCTATTATGGTTTTTGTAGACCATCATCGTCTGGTCCCCGGAATCCTGCATTACTATTTGCAGACGGACGCCCCCGACAGCCTTTTCCCCGACGGAGAGATGAATGTCACCATTCCCGGAACCGTCAATATAGAGCTGTGGGAGGGTCCCTCCGACGGGGACACGCCGCCGGAAGTTACAGTAATCACCGAACGCCTGTTGAAAGGCGACAAAGGCGACAAAGGCGACAAAGGCGATCCGGGCGAGGCCGGTCAGATTACGTCCGCCACGGCCAGTGTGGATAACACTACCGGCACTCCAAGCGTAAAGATTGAATTGGGAGGCACCCCTGAGAAGCGAACTATTGATCTCAAGTTCTCGGGTCTTAAAGGCGAACCCGGTGAACCAGATGACTCCTTCGTTCGTTACGACGAGGCTCAGAATCTAACTGATGCCCAAAAGCAACAAGCAAGGTCTAATATCGGAGTTCCGTCTGTCGTCGAATCATACGATGACGTTATCAATACGCTCGCGCATTCCGACTGTACCCTCGACGAGCGGGTTGAGACGCTCGAAAAGGCGCTTATATCCGTCTTGTCGGGTGCTGTCGTGATCCCCAAATTGCAGGTCAAGGAGCTGAACGTATGGGGCGACAACAACCTTGCACCCGTCGGCAACGGCGCACCGACGAAAGCCCCGGACAGGGCCGGGCAGTTCTACATCGACAAGACCGCCCGCACACTCTATTTCTCAACGGGGAATGCGGCCGTGTCCGACTGGAAAATTCAATAACGCAAACGGAATATGGCACAGGTTAACAAATACGCAGATCGGGCCGCTTATACGGCCGACACGAAACGTCTTTCGACGAAATCTGCCGTTTCGTTCATCGAAAATGAAACAACGACGATTTACGACGGCGTGAATACCGTCGTCGGAAAATCGGCCGCCGCCATCGGCGATCTCGCCGTTTTCGATAAAACGGACGGAGTTATCAAATACATCAAAAGCGCAACGATTGCCAAGGCGCAGATTCCGGCGAATCTCGTTCCGCTGGCCGTCGTCTATGCGCGACGGGGCGAACAGCTATTGATCGTATCGCTCGAAAATGCTTCGGGTAGCGCCCGTTGGGCGCATACTTACGAGGTGGCATTGTCGGGGTTCGATCTCACGGCGGGCGGCACAATCGTGTTGAAGCTCGGTTCCGACCCTGCCGCCGCAGAGGTGTCGATAGCGTATACCGCAGGCGCAACGCTCGCGGATGTTGCATCGGCTATCAACGCGAAACTCAAAGGTGGGACACCCAATTACTCCTCGACGGATTATGGGGGATGGGCGGCGACTGCGGCGGACAATTTCGTCGTGATGGGTTCGAACACGTATAACGCCTCCCGTGCGGCGATTGCCGTTGTTGGCGGTTGTCAGATCGCAAGGACACCGGAAGACATTAGCTACCAAACAACGTTGACGGGGGTGTTGATCGAGGGGTCAACCGAATATGTCCGCCGTAACAACGGCGTTAATTCGTCGTATGCGGGCTGTAATCCCGAAAAATTCCTGCAATACTATTCGGCCAACGGAAGTGAGAGAACCGGACAGCAACCGGGCAGCAGCGAGATTATCCGCGAAAGCGCCTTTACCGAAGAAGCCAATCCGGCATTGGTCGCCGCCTATCCGACCTACCGGGATTATCTGTTCGGAGAACATTTGCTGCAATATCCCGCAGCCTACGGCGCGCTGCTTCGTGACGGCAAGACGAACACCGCAAAGATAGGCGGTCTGCGGTTCGTCGACGTCCACGGCGAAAGCGTTCCCCGTTATCCGCCCGCTGCGGTCGCTCTCAACTACGGTGTCACGGTCGAGGGCACAACTACCGGACTTGAAGCGGGCGCATGGTGGCTGCCGTCCGTCGATGAAGTCTACCTGCTTATGCACGACCGCGTGCTGACGTCCGCCGACCGGGAAAGCGACCCTATAAACCGCACGCTGTCGCGCCTCGGTAAGACGACCTGCTACGGATCGGACTATTATCCGTGGACATCGGGCGAGTACAATTCCAGCAACGCGTTCGTCTACAACGGCTACACGAGCTACGTGGGCAGCGGCCGCAAGTGCGACGCGTTCGCCGTGCGTCCGGTTTCCGCTTTGTAAAAACAGTTTTCAGTTTTTAATTCCCGCGCCGCACGCCGACGCGGGTTCGCAAGTTAGACCTATGGCAAAGAAATTATCTATCCTCGACAAAACGTTCCAACTGGCGCTGCTCCTACATCGCCGGACGGCGGAATTCAATCGCAAATACAACGTCCGCAAACAACGCAGACGCGATTTATTCACACTCAAAAACATACTCAACAATGGAAACACAGCAGCAAATTAACGAATTACAGTCGCGTCAGTTAGAACTGCGCGCGATCATGGCGTCGTCGGACGAACGGGCCGCGAAATGCGTCAAAAACGGAATGTCTTTCCGTGAAACATACCCCGACGATTTCGCCCGATACGAGGCCGCGAATGCCGAGTACAACCGAAACGAACAGACGCTGGCCAAACTCGAAGCGACACGGGAAGCGGAGCGAGCCGAGGAAGAGCAGGCTCGTAATATCAACACTATATGAACCGGATGACTGAAATAATCATTAACCTCGGCTGTAAACTGGGCGAGATATTCCAGACGGTTTATGGATGGATCGCTGCGGCAGGCATTTTCATCGTGAATTTCTTCGCTGGGTATGAGATGGCCATCAATGCCGTAGTAGTATGTGTGGCCCTCGATACTGCCTGGGGCATTGCGGCCCAAATCAAACGCGGACATTTCGCGCTCTCCGAACTCGGACGGCATGGGATGCTGTCTAAATTGGCGCTGTACGCTTCGGTGATCGCAGCGTTTGTGCTGATCGAGCGAATGGCGGAATTGGAATCGCAACTCGCCGTGATCGCTATCTGCACCCTGATCTGTCTGGTCGAACTTTGGTCGATGGGCGGATCGGCGTTGATCGTAAATCCGAAAATGCGGTTCCTACGAATATTCCGTGAAGTGCTGGCCGGAGAAGTAGCCCGCAAAATGCAGGTCCCGGTCGAAGAGGCCAAAAAGTATTTGGACGGAACTAATAAATAAAATCAACATGACACGAGGTCTTAGAAACAACAATCCGCTCAATATCGAGAAGACAAAGGGCGGCAATCCCTGGCAGGGCGAGATCGTGCCGTCGAAAGACAGCCGTTTCGCGCAATTCAGGACGATAGCCTACGGATACAGGGCGGCTTTCAAGCTGCTGAACAACTACCAGCGCAACTACGGACTGGACACCATCCGAAAGATGATCGGACGCTGGGCGCCGTCGGAGGAGAACCACACGGATGCCTATATCCGTACCGTGGCCGAACGTTCGGGAGTTCCTGCCGACAGCCGGATCACCACGACGAACCGCGATGTAATGGTGCCTGTCGTTGCGGCGATGTCGTATGTGGAAAACGGAGTCGAAGCCAAGATGTCCGACGTGCAGGCCGGGTGGGATTTGTTCGTCAAGGGATGAAACGACTGATCATATACTTGCTATCCGCGCTCGTCGCCGGGGCGCTGCTCTTCGGATGGGGATACCGCCGGGGAGCTGCCTCGGTGGGAATCCGGTCGGAAGTGCGTATCGATACCGTGTTCTACGAGCGGCCGCAGTCGTACGGTTTTTCCGAACAGCTGGTGACGGTGAATGTCCCGCAGCTGCTGTTTGCCCCCGCGGATACGGTGGTGCGGGTTGTCGAGGCCGTGAACGGCTCCGACAGCGTGCAGGTGGAAATCCCGGTGCGCACGCTCGAATACCGGGATTCTACCTATTACGCCCGGGTGTCGGGCCCGGTTATCGGGGATTTGGCGCCCCGGCTGGACTGGATCGAGACCTACAACCGGACCATTACCCGAACCGTTACAAAACGTAACAGGTTTGCCGTGACGGCTGGGGTGGGTGTAGGATACACGCCGCAGGGCTTTCAGCCGACGATCGGGGTGCAGGCGGGCGTAGTGCTGTGGAATTTTTAATAATTACCGCTATGAAGATTATTTACAACAACATCATCCCATTCCCGGGATTTGCCGCCATCAACCTCTTCGGGGTAATATTCGCCCGTAAAAAGTATCGCCCGCTGTTGGAAACGACAGTCAATCATGAAGCGATACATACCGAGCAGATGAAAGAACTGCTGTATGTGGGGTTCTATCTCTGCTACTTAATTGAGTGGGTCGTGCGACTCTTTATGAAAGGGAATGCCTATCGCAATATCTCCTTTGAAAGGGAGGCTTATAACTGCCAGCATATTCCCGGATATGTGCAAATTAGGCAGCGGTTCGCCCAATGGCGATAAATTAACGGCCTTTCGGGGGCAGGCGTAAAAAAGCCCCCGCCTCCGCTCCCGAAGACCTCTCAACTTCATTCGGGAACGACAAAGGTGCCACAACACCACGACAGGGGCAATAAGCCTCTTTCGGTGTTGTGGCACCTGTTGTTTGTAAGTTGAGAGTTCACAAATCTATAAAAAACATCGGATATGTGCAAATCGGAAATATTCGAGACCGTATTGGCTGCGGTTGCAAAAGAGACCGAAATACCTATCGAAAAAATCGTGGGGGGGGGTAAAACGCGCGAGGAGGTGGATGCGCGGTATTTGGTCGTCTATTATCTTAAATACGCGGGGTTTTACGAATCCGACATCGCCCGCATGCTCCGCATAACACGGCAAGCCGTGGGAGCCATTTTGCGCCAGTTCGAAACGCGTCGGAAACAAAGCGGGAAAATATTTGAAATAATTTTTCTTCGGATCAGGAATGCTTTGGAAATGGACTGATTGCCTCCCAGCCCGGACCTTTGGACCTTTGTAGTGCGGTCGATATTGACCGTAACTAAAGATTCATACAATATGACTATCAAAGGAGCAAATGGCGAAAACTACAACGTCACGAGCCAGGGCCAGGGAGCGCTTAACACCGTTTTGGGTGCAGCGGGAACCGCATCGTTTCTCGGGCTCAATGCCGGGAACATTTTAGGCGGATGCGGCCGCAACAACGGACCCGTCGAGGTGATCACCTCGGACGATCGTCCGGTCTCGCGCTATGAGGCCGGGATGATGGACAAACTCGCAGCCAAGGATGCGGAAATCGCGCTTCTCAAATCCAACACTTACACCGATCAGAAGATCGCCGATGTCTACGAGCGTCTGATCACGCGCATCAACAGCGACAAGGAGCAGCAGGCAGCCATCAACCGTGAGCAAGCGGTATTCAATGGCGTGACCACGTCGGCGATCAACGTCATTAAGAGCCAAATCGCAGCTTTGCAGGGTATCACGGAAACGGTTGTCCCGCAGAGCCGTGTGTGCGATCTCGGGTGTGGTTGCAATTCGTAGTGACCGATGTTCACCAACCGGCAGAAACTGGCGGCTGTACTCACGAAGTGGGTGCAGCCCGCCGTTCAGCAGCTCGCGTCCCAGCGGCTTGACTCGATGCCGTTCCTCGCCGGGCTGACGAATAAAATCCGAGCCACGGGATGGGTAAGCCCTCAATGGTCGATAGGTACTGAATTGGCGCCTATGATGCAAGGACTATCCGGTGCCGTAATCGAACCGTTTATCCTCTCGCAGATACAGCAACTTCCCGATGAGTCTATCCCGCAGATGGCGCATAGCATTGTCGATGAAGCGCTCAAGCACGGACAACTATCCCTGTTCGAAGGGAATGTTGTTTTCGAAAAAGAGGACATCGAGGAGTTGAAAAAACTGCTCGATTACAACCTCCCGATAAAATCCGGAAGCTACTACAAGGTACGCACCGAACCGGGAGGCGAAGATGCAGATGCCTAACATATCCGGCCGTAAAGTAGGATATGAAATAAAAACCGTATAATCATGAATAACAGAAATATTCAACCGGCAATAATCACTCCGGTTTTGGCTGCCGGGTCGATCGCCTCGCCGTACTTCTACGACGTAAATATCACGCAGCGGCTTTGTTTCCTGACATGCGCCGACAATACCCCGGTATTCAATCCGAGGTATTCCTTGAAGTCAGTCGCGCAAATTGGAGCGGGACAATATGTTGCAACGATCCACGTCGAGGGCATCATTTCCTATGTTCCGTGCAACGGCGGATGCGGATGCACCAAACAGCAACCGCTATCGCAGGACTTCACGATTCCGATTGCCTCGGCAACGGCTCCTACAGTAACTATCGCAGCCGGGGAAGCCGTGAATTCCATCGCAGCCCCTGCGTGCGAAAAGTGCGGCCGTACATTCGTATCGGAAACGCCGATTACTGTAACGGTAGCAACGGCCGCAACCCAAACAGCGTAGCGGTATGCTGTGGATAGCCCTACTCACTATGGTATGCGCCACCATTGCGCAACACCTTGGACTGGCTGAAAAAATAGCGCAGATCGGCAGTCAGATCATGGTATGTCCGAAATGCCTCTCTTTCTGGGCCTCGTTATTCGTGTTGCTCGTCAATGGATGCAACATACTATGTACAGTAGGGTTATCCCTATTTATGGCATACATTGCTAATTGGATTGGATTCGCATATTACGGTGCGGATAAATTATACGAAATATTATGGCAAAGAACGACAAGAAGTCCGGAACGGAAACTTCCAAAGAAAAGACCGAACCGGCAGTAATAATTCAAACGCCGAATATCGTAGGAGTGTATAAACCGCTCCCGCGCGTGTCGGTGTGTAAAAACTGTTAGACATGACTTCAATCGAATTAAAAGAACGCTACGAACGGCTGCATGACAAGATGGCCGACATGGATGATGAACACGCAAAAAAAGTGTTTGCCGGGGCCCAGATGTGGGCATTCGGAAAAGTGGCGGAATCATCGCCAGCCATTGCGGAGATATGGCTTGGAAAACTGGAAGCGATATGCTGGAACAACTATCTGTCGGATGCCGAAGCAAAGACGATAGCTTCAAAACTGATCAATCAGGACGGAAGCACCGGACCCAGATGGAGCAAGGAGGCATTCTTGCAAACCGTCGAAAAACTGGGCGGAGACATCGAAAAAGAACCGTATTACAACGACAATGCCTTATGGGTCACGGCTGTAATGATATACAGCGACCACGCCAAAAGCATTGCTGAAGATATGGGGCACACCTCGCCGTCTGAAATCCCGTCCGAGAAAATGGCGCTGTCGTGCTACCGGAAAGCCGTGGAGAAACTATGCGACAAGGACCGGAAGCACTTTGTCCGCGAGTATTTCGAAAACGAACTGATGTAAGAAAACGTCCTCGCAAGTAATGCGAGGACGCTACTTTATTATGAATGACGAAATGACATACTGGGTATCGCAGCTCGAAATAAACGAATGTTCGGCGCCGCTGTTCGCTCTGGTGATCGCAAAGATCATGGAGGTGATGTGATCACTCCAAAAGTTTGACCAGATCGACCTTCATATCCTCATCGATGTCTCGATAGCGGGCGAATGCCTTGCTGCCTTCTTTATGACCCGACAATGCTCCGACAAGATTGGGGTCCTTGACTTGTTTGTATAGGTTGCCTACGAAAGTGCGTCGCGCCAAGTGGGACGATGCGACCTCCCAAATAGGTCGTTGCTCCGGATCTCGGGTAAGCTGATTCAGGATCGTTACTTTCCGTTTCAATCCAGCGGCAAGGAAAATCCGTTTAATCGCTTTGTTGTACTGCTGTTCTGCGATAAGTGGCAAAAGAGACGGACCCTCATAACGGGCATAACGGTCCAGTATTTCGCGAGCAATGGAATTGAGAGGAACCCTGACTGTTATAGGGCGCCCGTCCTTTGTTTTGCGAGGAATATATTCAATAGCTCCGCGAATTAGATTGTCTTTCGTCAATGCATATAAGTCACCAACCCGACACCCGATCAAGCATTGGAATACGAAGATGTCTCGTTGAATGGATAGCCGGGGATGTCGAGAAAGATTTGTGTGAAATATTCTATTCCGCTCGTCTATAGTAATATAGTAAGGGGTCCCATAAACGCAGTCTTCAATAGCATATTTCTTAAAAGGGTTGTTCGTTGTCTTATCATTATCTACCGCCCATATAAATATAGTCCTCAGCTTCTTCATCATGCCGCTGATCGTGTTCGATCCTCGCGGGCTCGGCTTACGGGATTCAGGAACCTGCTTGTATATTTGAGGATTGGCAGTAGCGATAACATGCTCGTTGCGCAGATAATTGTCGATAACATACAAGTCATCCAATGACAAAGTGTCAATATCCAAGATATATCCGGGTTCTTTGATCTGTCTCCACAGCTCAAACCTTTTCAATATTCGGAACAAAACCCTGAAATTGGCCTGGCGAACCTGCGATAGCTTGCGTTTCTGAATAAATTCATCACAAATATCGAAGAACCCGGGTTTTAGCAAATGAAACTTTTCAGGGTGCAGACGCTTGTCCACTTCGATACGGAATGTATCGGATAATACATTCTTTTTGTCGGGAAGCGAAGCATATACATCCAATAAAAGATTCTTCCATTTTGCAACATCGGCGTTGAACTCTCCCCTTGCGATAGTATCATAAATCACTTTCGATTTAATTTCTTGCCGCTTCGGGTCCCAATGTGCCGGATTTATTTCTAAATTTGACGTGTAAAAAAGTTGAACGTACCTGCCGTCCCGAATTCGGAACCGAACTTTGCACTTGACGCCTTTTTTTGAGGTGCGAACGAAAGCAGAGATAGTAGCCATCGGGATAGTATTTAAGTGGTGGTGCAAGTTTAGCTTTTTTGCACCACACAACCAAATACAAATGTCCTTATTTGTCCGGAGTTGTCACAAATAAAACCACGTAAAACACGGAGGCTCAAATATAAAAGCAAAATAGACAACAAGATACAAATGCGCCGACGGACAGCAATGTGGCCGCGGTGGGGCTACAATACGAAAAGCTAATACTCATAAATACAGAGTATTAGCTTTTATATTTTAGATTCAATGCACCACATTTGCACCATTCGTCATTTTTTAACAGGCTCTCCGCCATTCATGAGTCGAAGAACATCCCGGCGTCTCCACTTGTCTACTCCCCCGATCCGAACCGACTTCAGATAACCTTCTTCGCCCCATCGGTACAAGGTCCGACGAGTGGTTGATAAAAGAGTCATTACTTCATCGGCATTGAGCATACTATCCATCAGCAAGGATTCCTTCTCCTTCCTGGCATCAGCCATAGTTTGCTTATGAAAATCCAGCAAGTCTTTGCCAGAAACGACAAACAGTCCTCTCCCTTCTTTGAGTGCTTGCAATAATATATCCTCCATACCTATATTAAAATAAAGGCAGCTCCTGCTGCCATCCGTCAATGTGTTCCCGTAAAATCCGTTTGAAGGCCCGCCACAAATGCGGCAATGACCTATGTTTCTTGAAGTGATATTTGAAGTCGTGATCGTATTTGACCCCGAGTTTCCGATCCGTGTCCACAATAAGCTGCATCAACCGCCCCCTCGAATAGCTTATATGGACCTCGGAATCGTCCCGCTGGCCGCCTCTGCGTTTTTCTTTCTGCTCACCCATTGTTTTCCCGAATTAATCACTACCTTTGTATTGAGCGTAGGGGTGATCTTTCGGGGTTGCCTCTTTTTTATTCTCGTAGGCTCAATCTGACCACAACGTCCGATGTGAAGGGATTTTTCTCAATATCAATATCTCCATACGGATGCATTTTGTGCTTTTCAATAAATTTCTCAACGAGGCATTTGATGTCAAATTCAAGTTGTCGGAGGTCGTTTTTTACAACATCTGAATTTAGTGCTTTGGTTTCCTCTACAATCGCCTTGGCTCTTTCGATGCTACATCCACTATTTCGGGAAATAAAAGAGGCTATATCTTCATCAGATATTTTACCTGTAAAATCATTAGACATATCACCCACACCTCTATTATATGATTGTAAAATAACGGGACCACATTCCTTATTAACCCGTCTTCATAAAGTAGCATTTTCATTGCGTGTTTATGGTTAAAACAACTTTCG